ACCTTTCATAAAAGATGCTTTCCATAGCACCATCTTTTTTTCTATGTGTGTTGGCATATGATTTGGAATTTCTATATCAAACCAGTTTTGATAAACTCCTTTTGGAGCAACGATTAGAGCACCATTAATCTTTCCTTTATCATACAGCATGGCTATATTATCAATAAGAACTTTTGATTTACCAGTCCCCATCTCCATGAAATAAGCAAAATGAGCTTTATTCCAGGACTTTTCTAACGCAGTTATTTGATGTGCGTATGGTTTAGTTTTAAACTTGTAATTCATAATATTTTACTTTATCTTTCTATAAAAATGCATTATATCATAACTATAATTTAATTGTCAAGTAAAGAAAGATGAACACAACAGTATATGTAATACAAGAATTACCAGGAACTAGAGCTGGTCAACCTAAATTTAATATTATGGGTGCAGCTAAATATGGTAAACTAAAAGTATTATTACCTGAATATTCTCAAATGGTATTAAGTCCAGGGCCTTTAATACTTAAATTAAGATCTTTATTAAAAGACTATACTGAAAAAGATTATTTACTACTTACAGGTGATCCTGCGATTATAGGTGTAGCATGTTCTATTGCTGCTGATATTACAAATGGTAAGTATAATTTATTAAAGTGGGATAGACAAGAACAAGTTTATTATCCAATAGAAATTAATTTATTTGAGAAAGGACTTGTTGAAGAAAATTAATAAATCCTACATCTTGACATATTTATAATTTTACATTATAATTAGTTACATGAAAAAAATAGAAAGAAAACAAACAACAAATAGAAAGATAAAATATGACAACAATAAACTATGAAATAGACCAAGCAGAGTCAATAACACAGGCTAATGATGCAAAGTCTCTATCCGATCAAGTTATTAAATTAAGAAACCTTGAAGATAAAATTGTTTTAGCAGAAAACAATTTAAAAAAATTACAAGAAGAAGCAGATATTCTTTCAGGTGATGTCATTCCTACGATGATGCAAGAAATGAATATCTCAACATTGAAATTAGCAGATGGTTCCGCTGTAGAAGTGAAACCCATCTACGGTGCTTCTATTTCCGCTGAAAGGAAAGAAGAAGCATTTAACTGGCTTCGTACAAACGGCCTAGGTGATCTTATTAAAAATGAGGTTACCGTTTCTTTTGGTCGCAACGAAGATAACAAGGCAATTGCTTATGCAAACCTTGCGGCAGAGAATGGATATCAACCCGCCCAGAAATTAAAGGTTGAACCCATGACTCTCAAAGCATTGGTCAGAGAGCGTATCGAAGCTGGGAAAGATATGCCCTCTGATCTATTTAACGTGTTCGCAGGAAACAGAACCAAAATAACAAGGAAATAAACATGAACAAAGCACAAAGCACGACGGACCAAGGAACTAAAAAGTCCAACGCAGTAGCTGAGAAAGTAGCTGCGGGAGCTTTAGCTGTTAGTCTTTTTGAAGAAGATGCAGATAAAGGTCTAGGTAATATAGGTCATGAAGATCTAGCGTTACCTTTTCTTAAAATACTAGGACAACTATCTCCAGAAGTTAACAAGAGAGATGGTAAATATGTTCAAGGTGCAGAACCTGGAATGATTTACAACTCTGTAACTGGAGAACTATTTGATGGTGAAAAAGGAATTAACGTTTTACCATGTCATTACAAATTAGAATATATTGAATGGCAGGAAAGAGGTGAGGGTTCTGGCGCTCCAGTTGGAATTCATCCATCATCAAGTGATATAATGACTAAAACAAAAAGAGATGCTTCTTTCAAAGACAGATTATCAAATGGTAATTATGTTGAAAGAACTGCAAGCTATTTCTTAATTGTTTGTAGTCAAACTCCAACTACAGCTTTACTTGCTATGAAATCAACGCAGCTAAAGATAAGTAGAAAATGGAATAGCATGATAACAGGAACAAAGATGAAAGGTAAAAATGGATTATTTACTCCAGCATCTTTTAGTCATGTATATAAATTAAGAACAGTTCAACAGTCAAATGATAAAGGCACTTGGTTTGGTTGGGAGGTTACTAAAGTAGGTCCTGTAGAGGATGCATCTTTATACCAACAAGCTAAATCATTCGCTGAAAGTGTTTCTAAAGGAGACGTTATAGTGAAACACGGTGAGAGTAATGGATCTGAAAAGGGATCTGAAGCTCACTTCTAATTCGTTTCGTTAAAATAATGTGGGCAAGCAATTGCCCACATCACAATACAAAGGGCTAAATGGAAAGAAATTTTATAGAGTATTTTACTGGGCTGCAAAGAAATTTTGGTTTTGCAGATTTAACAAAAAACATAAAAGATCCAACTACAGGTAAATTAAAACCAGAGTATGGTTGGTCAAAACAACCAATAACTGAACAAGATTATTTAGATCACTTAGGGGGTAATAAATCTATAGGTATACAACCATGTGATGATGATGGCATAGCAAGATTTGGTGCCATAGATATTGATTCTAAAGACTATAAAGATTTTTCAATTAAGAAGTATTTAGATATTATTAAACAATACGACCTTCCATTAATTCCTATTAAATCTAAAAGTGGTGGATTACATCTTTACGTATTTTTAAAAGAACCAGTTAAAGCTTTGGTTATTAAAAAGTTTTTAGAAAGTTTATTATTTACATTACAGCTTCCATTAAGAATTGAAATATTTCCTAAACAAACAGAACTAGGTAAGGATTCTGAAGGAAATTTTATTAATGGTAATTTTATTAATCTTCCTTATTACAATAAATCCGAAAGAGTGGCTATCAACTTTGATGGTAAAGCATTTTCATTTGATCAATTTATAAAAGTTATAGAAGCAAATTTAAAAACTGAAAAAGAATTAGAAGAGTTTTCATTAGCCCATGTGAAAACTGTACTACAGGGAGGCCCATCCGAGTTTGATGATGGTCCTCCTTGTCTACAGATGATGACTAAAAAAGAATTAGATGATGGTAGAGATAGATGGTTATATAATTACATGGTATTTGCAAAGAAGAGATACCAGGACAAATGGGAAGAGATGGTAATAGATGCTCCTAAAAAATATTTTTTAAAAGATTCTAATGGATTAGTTATTGATGATTGGGGTGAAAAGAAAGTAAGAGATAAAATTAGATCTTGGAAAAAAGATTCTACTAAAGGATATACGTGTACTCAAGATCCTATTGCTAATTTTTGTATGAAAGCAGAATGTGCAAAAAGAAAATATGGATTTTTATCTGATAGAAAAGTATTGTTTCCTAAACTATCTAGTTTGGTTAAGATTAAATATCCAGAACCAGAATATACTTTTAACGTAGAATTACCTAATGGTGATTCTAAAAGTGTTAAAGCTAAACATATTAAACAAATAGTTTTACAAGAAGAGATAAGATCTATTATTGCAGCAGCAGCTGATTTTGTTCCTCCAAAAGTAAAATCAAATGAATTTCAAGAGGTATTGGATAGTTTGTTTCCTCCGAAAGAAGAACTATTACCTCCTAAAGGAACTACTCCTGACGAACAATTAGAAGAGTACTTAAAAGAATATATTAATGGACCACAGGCTAAATCTAATGTGTCATTTAAAGCTGGATCTGTACTAGTAGAAGGTGAGTATGCATACTTTAAATACCAAAATTTTTATAACTCTTTAAAGAACAAAGATTGGAAAGAAAATAAATCTAAAACTGCAGAAAAAATAATACAAATAGGTGGTGGTAAAGAAATAACTAAAATTAATATACCAAAAAGATTTCCTAAAAAACAAGGTGAAAAAGAATCACATGATCCAATTGATGTAATACAAATACCTATAGATAAATTTAAAATCAAATCTTCTAAACCTGAAGTAATATCTATCAAATCTAAAAAGGATATATTCTAATGATTAAAAAAGTATTGGGTCCTCCAGGAACAGGAAAGACAAGAAGACTATTAAATGAAGTAGATGGTTATTTAAAAAGAGGAGTGCCATTAAATAAAATAGGTTATTTTGCTTTTACAAGAAAAGCAGCAAATGAAGCCAGAGAAAGATTTTTACATTTAAATAAAAATCTAAATAAATCAGATACTAAATTTTTTCAAACGTTACATTCTTTAGCTTTTCATACTTTAGGTATGAGTGAAGATAATGTTATGCAACCAGTTCATTATGAACAAATAGGAAAGGAATTAAGTATAAGAGTTAATTATTCAAGTGATTCAGAAGAAAGTTGTTATATGAATTGTGATAATGAATATTTTAAATTAATTGGTAAAGCACGAGTTAAATGTATTTCAATTGAAGATGAGTTTAATACTAATGAATGGAGTAGGGACATAGATTTAGATACGTTACATCATATAAATATTAATCTTAACAATTATAAGAAAGTTTATAACCTAGATGACTATACAGATATGATAGAAAAATTTGTTCTTAATTCAGATAAATGTCCTTTGTTTGAAGTTATATTTATAGATGAAGCACAGGATCTATCTCCTATTCAGTGGAAAATGTTTGATGTATTGAAGTCAAAATCAAAAGATATATTTTTAGCCGGAGATGATGACCAGGCTATATTTGCTTGGGCTGGAGCTGATGTTAATAGATTTATAGATGAACCAGCTGAAGAAGAAGTTTTGCAACAATCTGAACGTATACCATTAGCAGTTCAAGAATTATCTAATACAATATTAAATAGAATTCAGGGTAAGAGAAAAGAAAAAGTATATTATGCAAAAAAAGATATAGATGGAAATGTAGTTCAAGGTAAGGTGGATACTATATTTGATATAGATAGTTTAGATTTAACTACAGATAAATGGTTAATATTAACTAGAACAACATATAGATCAGATGAAATATCTGAACTATTGAAAGAGAAAAAATTATATTTCAAAAATAGGTATGGAAAAAGCATTGATAGTAGACTTTATAAATCAGTATTAAAGTGGACTGATCTTACTTTAGGAAAAGAAATATCAATAGCAGATTGCAAAGATATGTATGAATATTTAGATGATACTTTTAACGAAAAAAAATTTGAAAATAAAAATTCAATTAAAATGGAAGATCTTGGATTTAATCCTGGAATAACTTGGTTTGATGCATTTACAAATTTAGATCAAGAAAAAGAATTATACATTAGAACAATGTTAACTAATGGTGAAAAATTATCTGAAGAACCAAGAATAGAAGTATCAACCATTCATGCAGCAAAAGGTGGTGAATGTAAGAATGTTATTCTTGTTTTAGATAATGCAAGGAAGATAAGACAATCTATAGAAGCAAGTGTACAGAAACAAGATGAAGAACATAGAGTTTGGTATGTTGGTTCAACAAGATCTATGGAGAATCTTTATATATTAAAATCAAAAAAAGATTGGAAAGGATATCAGTTATGAGTAATAAAGCTTTTTTTAAACAAATAGGAGGTGCACATTATAAGAAATATAAAATACAACCTTCTTTATTTATCAATAAAAATAAGATACTATTCGCCGAAGGTAACGCAATTAAATATATTTGCAGACACCAAGATAAAGGAAAGAAGCAGGATTTGTTAAAAGCAATTCATTATATAGAAATGATTATTGAAAGGGATTATGAAAGTACCTCTATTTGAAGCACAAAAGGAATGGGTTGAACCGGAAGAATTTCCAGATCTACGTTCTTACGATGAGATTGCAGTAGACTTAGAAACAAGAGATCCTGATTTAAAGAAAAAAGGATCTGGTTCAGTTATAGGTAATGGAGAAGTAATTGGTATTGCTGTTGCTGTACCAGGAAGATCTTTTTATTTTCCCATAGCCCACGGATCAGGGCCCAACATGGATAAGAAAAAAGTTTTAGAATGGTTTAAAGATACCATGGCAACACCATCATTAAAAATATTTCATAATGCAATGTATGACGTTTGTTGGATTAGACAAATGGGTATTAAGATTAATGGTTTGATTGTAGATACTATGATTGCAGCATCTTTAATTGATGAGAATAGATTTCAATACAGTTTAAATATGTTGTCCTGGGATTATCTTGGTTATGGTAAGAGTGAAGCAGCTTTAAATGAAGCAGCTAAATCAAGAGGATTAGATCCTAAGGAAGATATGTGGCAATTACCAGCTATGGAAGTTGGTGCTTACGCTGAAAAAGACGCTGAACTTACATTAGAACTATGGCAAATGTTTAAGAAAGAAATAGTTCATCAAGATATAGAATCAGTGTTTAGTTTAGAAACTGATTTGTTTCCATGTCTAGTAGATATGAGATTTAAAGGTGTAAGAGTTGATATAGAACGAGCACACAAACTGAAACAACAACTAACAGCACAAGAGCATGAATTGTTATTAAAAGTAAAACAAGAAACAGGGATAGAACCGCAGATTTGGGCTGCAAGAAGTATTGCAACAGTTTTTGATAAGCTTGGCTTACAGTATGATAGAACAGAGAAATCATCGGCGCCATCCTTTACTAAAAATTTTTTACAAGAACATTCAAACCCTATAGTCCAAATGATTGCTAAAGCAAGGGAAATTAATAAAGCACATACAACTTTTATTGATACAATCATTAGATATGAACACAAAGGTCGTATCCATGCAGAGATCAATCAAATAAGATCAGATCAAGGTGGAACTGTAACAGGAAGATTTAGTTATAATAATCCAAACCTACAGCAACTTCCAGCAAGGAACAAGGATCTAGGACC